CGAATGGGCGGAATCGCTGCGTGAAACGGCAACACATCTCTGGCCAAGGGCTCAGGGTGCCGGTCCGACCGGCGATCAAGGTGGCAAGGCCACGAAAAAATGGGGCGAGTACACGGAAACCGAGCGCGCTGCGATCGCCCGTGATAACCCCGAGCTGTTCAAGAAAATCCAGGCCACCAAAGGAACCTAATTCATGGCAACTACCCAACTGACCGACATTTTCGTCGGTGACTACTACGCCTCGCTGGAGCCGGTAAATAGCCCGGAAAAAACCGCTGTCTACGAGTCGGGCATTGTGACCCGCTCGCCCGTTCTGGACGCTATCGCTTCCGGCAGCCAAGGCACCGCCGAGATCAGCTACTGGCAGGATCTCAACGCTGATGAAGCCCCCAACATCAGCAACGATGATCCGAACGATCAGGGCGAAGTCGGCAAAGTCACTCAGGACAGCATGCGTGCTCGCGTCCTGTACCTCAACAAAGGCTATGGCGTGGCCGACCTGACCGCTGAACTGGCAAACAGCGAGCCTCAGCAGCAGATCCGCAACCGCTTCGGCACCTACTGGACTCGCCAGTGGCAGCGTTACGCTCTCGGTGCAGCGCGCGGCATCATCGCCTCGAACATTGCCAACAACGGCGGTGACATGGTGATCGACGCAGGTGCGGCCATCAGCGCGAACGCGTTTCAGGATGCCGCGTTCACCGCTGGCGATGCTGCCGACCAGTTCGGCGCGATCGGCGTGCACTCGGTGGTGATGAATCAGATGGTCAAGCAGGACCTCATCGAGTATCTGCGCGACTCCGACGGCAAAATCATCCTGGCCACCTACCTGGGCAAGCCGGTCTTCATGGACGATGGTTTGGTGTACGGCGCTGGCAAGTACCTGTCGGTGTTCTTCGGCCAAGGCGCGTTCGGCTACGGCGAAGGCACGCCGAAAGTGCCGGTGGAGATCGAGCGCAAGCCGGGCGGCGGTAATGGCGGCGGTGCCGAGGTGCTGTGGGAGCGGAAGACGTACATCCTCCAGCCTGCTGGCTTCAGCTGGAAAGGCTCCGAGGCTCAGAACCTCAGCCCGACGGCGACCCAATACGCGGCCGCAGCCAACTGGGAGCGCGTCTTCGACCGCAAGCAGGTCCCTTTCGCCGCCGTCATCAGCGGTACCACCACGCCGTAATCCGGCCTTCACTAACCCTGGCGTCTGCAAGGGCGCCGGGCTGCACCTGGAGTGACTTATGAAAGTTGTCTATACGGACAAACCCGGCAAAGAGCGAGGCGTTTGCTACCGCCTGCTTAGCGAGTTTTTCGGCGTTATCGGCACCGCTACCGAGGTGGTCGTCGATGGTAACGCGCCCGAGATTTATGATGCCTACGAAGCGGCGGGCATCAAAGTGGGGGACGGCAAGGAGCAAGAAAGCGCCGAAACCGACCCTCTGAAAATGAAGGTCCCCGAGCTGAAAGACTGGCTGACGGCGAAGGGCATCACCTTCGACCCGACTGCCAAGAAAGAAGACCTGCAGGCTCTGGTGCCAGCGGAATAAGGACAAGCACATGACCGATTTCATCACCGTTGCCGATGTTGACGCTTCGCTAGGTCTTGGCTGGGCCGGCGCCGGTGATCCGGTCCTTGCTGTGACCATGGCCAACGCCTGGCTCACGACCAAGATTAAACGGGCTGTTCCAGATCCGGCTCCGGCCGAGATCAAAGCAGCCGGCGCTCAGGTCGCCAAAGAGGCGGCGGCAGGCAAGCTGTACACGTCCACGCAGAAGGAAGTGCAGAGCAAGACCGTATCGGCTCAGTCCGGCACGTCAGTGAGCAAGACCTACGTGGCGGGCTCTACCGATCAGTCAGCGGGCGTAAATTTTGCCTTGGCGCTGCTCGATCCATGGATCAAGCGCTCCGGTGTAATGATGCTCAAGAGGACCTGATGATGGGCATGCGCGAAGAGATCCAGGCCGAAATGGCTGAGGCGTTCGATGATCCTGATGGCCTTGCCGACGCGGTCAAGCATGTGACCGGCGTGCGCAAGGTTGCGGGCGAGTATGACCCCGACTTGGGCGGCGAGACGCCGGCGACCACCATCACTTATATGGGGCGCGGCGTCTTGGGTAGCTACCTGTCCAAGGAAATCGATGGCTCACTGATCCAAACCACCGACAAGAAGCTGCTGGTTCTGCAAAACGAACTATTTGTTTCAGAGGCGGGCTTGCCGACGACCGCTTCGGCGTCACCGGCCATCGGCGATATCGTCAACGGCATGCGTGTGATGAACGTATCTGCCGATCCTACTGATGCAACGTGGACGGCTCAACTGAGGAAATGACATGGCGGCTCAGTCCGGCAGCTTCGCCCTGAGCCTGGCCAAGTTCGCCGCGCAGACCAGCGAAGCCATCGACGCCAGTGTGCGCGAGATCATCATCGAGGTCGGCAGCAGCCTGATCCGGATGTCTCCCGTGGGTAACCCGGAGATCTGGGCGCAGAACGCTGTCGCGACCCAGTACAACAAGGCTGTAGACGACCACAACAGCGCGCTACGTAGTGATCCGGCCAATCTGACCAAGAGCGGCAGGCTCAAGAAGGGCCGCAAGCTCAACGACGGTATGGATATCAAAGCTCCGGAAGGCTATGTCGGCGGCCGCTTCCGCGCGAACTGGCACATTTCCCTCGGTGTGGTCGAAAGCGTCACCTTCGACGAGGTTGACCCGAGCGGCGCCGAGACTGTCGCGGCGTTGGTCGCTGCAATGAGCGATTTCACTGCCGGCCAAATGGCTTACATCATCAACAACTTGCCCTATGCGATTCCGCTGGAGTTCGGCCATTCCACTCAGGCCCCTGGCGGCATGGTTCGGGTAACCGTGGCTCGCTTCCAGCAGATCGTGCAGGAGGCCATCAGGAACAATCAGGTATGAGTCACGCGCGCGCCCGTCAGGCCATCGAAACGAAGCTGGCCGCATGGTCCGCTGCACGTCCAATACGAGTGGCCTACTCGAATCAGGCATTTACACCGGGCCCATCTGAAACTTATCTGCGGGCCTTCCAGCTACCAGCCAGTACCACCTGCCGTTATCTCGGCGGGGACGCCTACGAGTACACCGGCGTCTATCAGATCAGCATCGTCTGTCCATCTGCCCAGGCCATGGCGACCGCAGAGACGCTCGTTGAAGAGCTGACACGGCTCTTTCGCGTGGACACGCCACTGGCCCGCAACGGGTTCGATGGACTCATCACTGAGCCGGTAGATCAGGGGCCAACCATCACAGAGTCGGCGACCTACACGGTCCCGGCCAGCTTCACCTACGCAGGTGTCGCAGACCAACCGCCCGCTGGGGCATAACCTACCGCCGTCAGGCGGGCATTCAAGAGGAAACACACCATGGCCGCACGCTTTCCGCTGCCGAACGGCGCTGTGCTGGAGATCGCCAGCATTATGGGATCCGCTGTCGCTTTCACCGCTCTGACCAATGCGAAACCGCCGGTGGCTGCTTCTGTAGGGCACAGCATCGAAAATGGCGACGTTTTGCTGATCAACTCCGGCTGGGCGCTGATCAATGACCGCGCAGTAAAGGCGTCCGGCGTTACCGCCGATGCATTTGCGTTGGCCGGTCTCAATACTACCAACACTGACAAGTTCACTGTCGGCGCAGGTTCTGGCTCTGTGATCCCGGTGTCCGGATGGACGCAAATTTCGAAAGTTACTTCTTTCACATCCTCCGGTGGCGAGCAGCAGTACCAAACTGTCGGTTACCTGGAAGATGACGATGACAAGCAGTTTCCAACCAACCGCAATCCAACCACGATCACCATCGTGGTGGAGGATCAGCCGACCGCGCAATACGTCGAGACCGTCGAAGGCTTCGACGACACCAAGGAGCTGGCCGTCGTACGCATGAAGTTGCGCAATGGCGATCAGATCCTCTACCCAGGTTATGTGAGCATCACTCCCGATCCGACGATGGAGCGAAACAACGTAATGACGCGCACCATCAGCATCGGGCTTTCTGCTCGCTCGCTCCGTTACTTGGCTGGCGCATAAGGACTTCCCATGGCAAAGATCAGGATCGCCCAGAACCCTACGTTCAAGGCTCTCGTGCACATACCCATCGTCGGGTGTGATCCCGAGGCAATCGAGTTCACCTTCAAGTATCGCGATCGCCCGGCACTCGCCGCGCTGTTCGACGAGTGGAACCTCAAGGCGAAGGAAATGCGCGAGGGGTTCGGGGAAGGCACCACATTGTCGGATGTCGTTGCTGCCGAAACCGAGTACCAAGTGCAACAGGTCAAGGACCTGGTCGCTGGCTGGGGCTTCGATGACAAGTTCGACGACAAGAGCATCCTTGCCCTTGTGAAGTCGTGTCAGGGGACCGCCGAAGCGGTAGTGAATGCCTATCAGAGCGCATTCAATCAGGCCCGCTTGGGAAACTGAGGGCAGCAGCCGCGGCGTTGTACGAAAGCGGTCCATCTGCTGAGCAGTTGGCAATTCTCGGGCTGACGGCTGCCGATTTGTCAGGTGACGATGTAGAGGTCTGGCCATGCAACTGGCCGGCCTTTCTCCTGTTCAACCGAATGTCCACGCAGTGGCGAGTCGGCACCGGTGGCGCCATCGGCCTCGATTACAACTGCATTCGCGACGTCGCCGAATTCGTCGGCATCAAGAAAAAGAAACTCGCTGAAATCTTTCCTGACCTTCAGGTGCTGGAAGGCGAAGCCCTGCGCGTGATGGCGGAGGAAAGGGAAAACAGCCCGTAGTTACGGGCACTCATTCAAGGTGAGTCGATGAACATTGCAGAACTCGGCGTCAAGATCGACTCGGCCGATGCGATCGAGGCCAAAACGAGCCTTGATGAAATGGCGAAGGCCGGCGGCCGTGCCGAACAGTCCGCCGTTTCGCTGATGAACGAAATGCAGGCGCTGGAGAAATCGCTTTCTACCAGTGCCAAGACCACGCAGGACCTGGCCAAGCAGCGCGATGCGTTGGCGAAGCTCACCAAAACCGGCGCCTATGGCGAGGCTGAGGCCGCGAAGATCTCGGCTCAGCTCGACAAGCAGCAGGTAGCGCTGGCCAAGTCGGCCATGGATGAGCAGAAGGCGCTGAACAGCCTGCTGGGCGCCATTGACCCGGCCCGCGCCGCACTGGCGAAGCTGGACACCCAGGTCGAGCAACTGGGCAAGCATCTGGATGCCGGCCGGATCAGCCAGGACGAGTACAACATCGCCCTGAGCAAGATCGACAAGGACTACGACAAGCTCAACAAAACTACCACCGGTTTCGACAAGCTACGCCTCGGCACCCGCCAGGCGCAGGAAAACGTCGTGCAACTGGGGAATGCGCTGTCCTCGGGAGACTGGGGAAGTGGCGTACGTGCGGTTGCGCAATTGGGCGCCGGTGCAGGCGCGGGCGCAGCGGGACTGCTCGCCATTCTCGGCCCGCTCGCACTGGCCACCGCTGCCGTGGGTGGTCTCGCGTACGCCTTCTACAAGGGGAGCGAGGAACAGGACAGCTACAACAAATCGCTGATCCTGACCGGTAACTACGCTGGTGTGAGCGCCGGGCAATTGGGAGACATGGCCCGACAGGTCAGCGCAACCGTTGGCTCCACTGGCCAAGCCGCAGGCGTGCTGGCGCTGCTGGCCGACAACGGCAAGATCGCCGGGGAGAGTTTCACCGGCATAACTCAAGCCGCCGTTTCGATGCAGGAGGCAACTGGCAAGGCCGTAAGCGAGACGGTGGCGGAGTTCACCAAGCTCGCCGACGATCCGGTCAAGGCGTCTGCAGCGCTTAATGAACAGTACCACTACCTGACCGCGTCGGTTTACTCGCAGATCGCCGCGCTGGAGAAGCAGGGCGACCACGCCGGCGCCGTGAAACTGGCGACCGAGCAGTATGCCGACGCGATCAACGAGCGAACCCCACGAATTCTGGAGAACCTGAGTTTCTGGGAGAAAGGTTACAACGCCGTTGCGCGCGCTGCGGACAACTTGAAGAACCTCGGCCGACCAGATATCAACGCAGATATCGAACAGGCGCGGCGTAATCTGGAGTCGGCCCAGTCTGGCAATGTTGGTCTGTTCCAGAACAAGCAGGAGATGATTGATCTCTACCAGAATCGTCTCAACATGCTGGAGGATCAGAAGGCAGCGGAAGCCGACATCGCCAAGTGGCAGGGAGAACAGGCAAAGGCCCAAGGCGACGCCGTTTCGTCGATGGCGAAGATCGACGTCCTGACCAAGTCGGCGTGGACGAACGAGCAGAAGCGCACCGAGGCGATCAAGGAGTATAAGCGGCAGCTCGAAGATATCCGCAAGGTCGCGCCCAACGACCCTCGCCTGAATCAGGCCGCGATCGACAAGAACCTGGCGAACATTAACGACCAATTCAAAGATCCGAAGGCTGCCGGAACTCAGGTCGATTTGACCGGCTTCAACAATGCCAAGAACAACCTGGCAGCCATCAGCGAAGAGTACAAAAACGCCCAGAAGGAACTGGACGCCGCGCAGAAGGCTGGGCTGGTCTCTCAAACCGACTATGCCCTGAAACGCGAAGCGCTGATCGGCAACGAGCGCGACGAGGTGACTGCGGCCTACGAGGCGGAGATCGCCGCACTGGAAGCCGCGAAGGCGAAAAAGACCACTTCTGCTGCGCAAAGCATCCAACTCGACCAGAAGATCGCTGATGCGCGAGCCGGGATGGTCAAGGCGCAAAAAGAGGCGGACAGCCAGCTTGAGGTTCTGGCCACGAACGAGACCGGTCGCCTTGCTCGACAAGAGCGGTCGATCACGACCTACGTCCAAGCCTTGGCCCAGCAACAGAGGGCTCTGGAATTGGCAGGGCAGCGCGCCGTTATCGGCGTCGGCCAGGGCGATCGTCAGAACGCTCTCAACAACGAGCTGAACAGCCAGCAAGACCGGTTCGCACAGCAATCTCTGGAGCTGGCAAACCAGAAAACTGACCCGTCGCGGAATATGTCCGAGGAGGAGTTCAGCCGTAAGTCGCAGGCTCTCGCCGATGCGAACAAGGCCGCCACCGACCAGATCCGCCAGAACTACGCGGATGTGGAGGCAGCGCAGGGTGATTGGACGAAGGGCGCGACATCAGCCTGGGCCAACTACCTGGATTCGGCGAGCAACATTGCCGGCCAGACGAAAACCCTGTTCGGCAACGCCTTCAGCTCGATGGAAGACGCAGTCGTCAACTTCGCCATGACCGGGAAGCTGTCCTTTGCCGACTTCACCAAATCGATTCTGGCGGATATGGCGCGGATCGCGACACGTCAAGCCAGCTCGGCGTTGCTGAGCAGTCTCGTCGGCGCGGCCACCAGTTACTTCACTGGCGGTGGCGGCGGTAATGGGCTGGCGACCGGATCTGCCGGTGCTACGTCGTCGAATCTCGGGGCGTCCTCGGCGGGTTACTCCAGCAACTACTTCCCGCAAGCGCTCGGCGGCGCCTGGTCGTCCGGCGTGCAAATGTTCGCCAACGGCGGCGCCTTCACCAACAGCATTGTCAGCACGCCGACCGCCTTCGGGATGGCCGGCGGCCGAGCGGGTGTAATGGGTGAGGCGGGGCCGGAGGCGATCATGCCGCTGACCCGGACTTCCAGCGGCAAGCTGGGTGTTCTTGCTGCCGGCGGTGGTTCCGGGACTGCAATCAGCATCAGCGCACCGGTCACGGTGGTGACACAGGACCGAGGCTCCGAAGGGATGCAGATCGACCAGCAGGCACTGTCGAGAAACCTGCAATCGCAAATGCAGGCCGTGGCCGAGAAAGCCGTCGCTGACTCTTGGCGCGCGGGCGGTACCAGCTTCCGAAATGCAAATGGGAGGGCCTGATGGCCATCGAAAGATTCACCTGGCCAACCGAGCGCGGGGAAACGCCCGATATCACCTATCGGGTGCGCACCTCGAAATTCGGCAACGGCTACGCGCAGAACGTCGGCGACGGCCCGAATAACAAAGAGGACTCCTACCCGGTTACCTGCGTCGGCCTAAAGACCACGGTGCTGGAGATCATGAAGTTCCTCGACCGGCACGCCGGCGCGAAAGCGTTTCTCTGGACAACGCCGCTCGGCGAGCTCGGGCTGTT